CCCAATAGGTACTCGATGGACTCATCAAGAACTGAACCAGAACTGTTCCCTGTGTCGATACCCACGCGTTCTAAAAAATGTACAATGTCGCGTATGGTATCGGTATCCTCTTTCATGATATCCAGGATCCCCGGGCGCTTTAATTTTACAACAACTTTTTGACCGTTTTGGAGTACAGCCATATGGACTTGACCGATACTCGCAGATTTAAATGGTACAGGGTCAAATTCTTTAAAAATATCGTACTTTACACTGGTATCGAATTCCACGGGAGGGACGTCATCTTGTAATGATTCCAACTCTTTTGTAAATTCTGGTGGATAGAGATCCCCTCTCGTCGAAGCGATTTGACCTAATTTTACAAAGGTTGGTCCAAGTTCGAGGAGTTCCTCCTTTGTCCAGCGACCAAGTTCTGATTTATTTTGTACAGTAGCATTCTTCCATAGGAACTTACCAGCAAACTTCCAGGTTTTCAACTTCCTACTTGGAACTTTGACTGGTACATGTTGAGCAACACATAACATTCTATTGTACGTGAAGTTTTTATTCTTAAGTAAAACTAACAATGTGGCAGGTATTTGTTATTCTGTATGTATCGTATCTCGTATTGGGTCCTCACTGGATAGCGAATAGTGTCCAGGGTAAGAAACTTGCCATCGTCGATACACCACGCGAGTTCTTACGACGATCCATATTCATATCATATGTAGCTCTTCTCTACGTCGCTTGGTTTCTATGGAAGCCTACACAGTCATCCTTCACCAATGCACTCATATTAAGTGGTGCTGCAACACTTGGTTTCTATCTCAAGTATGGACGAGAGGTAGTACCCATGCACATACTTCTCAACCTCTTTGTCCTGTACAGAGGTAGGGACTACATGGATTTGCAGACATGGCTGACCTTGGTACTACTGGTGTTCTATGCAGCGACACGGGATATTTTATATCTACCCTAATAGTAGAATGAAGATTCACATCGTCGGTGCGGGTCCTACGGGTATGTCCATCGCGTGGGAACTTAAAAAATTCACAGATCATGAAGTGTTCGTCTACGACAAAAAACTTTCAGCAGGTGGGTCGTGGTGGGAACCTTCCGTAGATACAAGAGATATGCATGCTCATCGAATCGTATTCGATCGTGCCTTCATCAACACGAAGAGTTTGTTCAAGGAGATGGGCATCAAGTGGGATGACATCTTTGAAAAGGTGGAAACGAAGAATGGTGACATCATTCGTGAACACCTGTCAGCCAAGGACTACATGACCCTCGCGGGGTTGGCCATCAAGGTGCTGACCTTGCCATGGAAGTACAAAAAGATGTCACTCAAGGATGCCGTCGGAGAACTTTCTGAAAAGGGGCAGAAACTTTTAGAAGCTGTGACACTCATCATCGATGGTGTGACTTGGGATGTCATGACAGCCTACGAGTTTGTCAAAAGTTTCGATCACGTCGGACTTTCTTCGCCCTATACACAAAAAGTTTCCGGAAAGGTGATGTGCGACGCGATGCAACAGGCACTCATCGACAAGGGTGTTAGCTTTCAATTTGGTTCAGAACTTCAAGATGTCATCTATCTCGACAATGGCTTCGCCGCCCAGTTCAAGAGTGGGATGGTCGTCAAGGAAGGGCTTTTGATTCTAGCCGTTGACAATACTCCGGCCCTTCAACTCATGAAGAACAATTGGGGTGAAGAAGCCAAGGAGAAGGTTGGTCCCAGTACCTATGGTGCCATCAATGTCATACTGGAGTACAACGAAGAGATGGATATACCCAGCGACTTACAGTATGTGCTGGATACGGAACTTCGACTTCAACCCATCGTCCTTCCAGACAAGAAGACAATATCTTGTGTCATCTGTAACATCACGGAAGAAATCGTACAGATGGATCAAGAGAAGTTGGTCGAAAAGGTCATCGACCAACTCGGTCTCGTACAACCAAAAGAAATTCGTATCGGATGGGGAGCTTCGTGGGAAGGTACCCAGTGGGTATTCGATCAGTCGTCGGGTGTCTTGAACCCTAACGGACAACTTCCATTCTTTGGAAAATCCAAAAAGGTTGCCATGTGCGGAATGATGTCCCCTAGAAACACACCCTACTCGAGCATCGAAGCAGCCATCGAAGTAGGACGATCGTTCTGTCACAAACAATTCGGAACTCGTCGACCCTACGAACCCTTCATGATTACACACATCATCATATTGCTTATAGTTTTACTTATCCTATTGGTATATAGAAGAAGGTCATGAAGTTCGTAGCCAAAGTTCATGAACCCATGTATGAATTCAATGACAAAAAGTACATCAGGTTCATCATTCCCGATAAAGTCGCAGAGATCATCGAACGTATGCATACATCGAAGAGGTATCTACTCGTCAACAAAAGGGTCGATGATCCACTCGATGGTCGAGTTCTCACCGTAAAGGTTCCGTTCCGATATAGGAGGGTGATGTGTGAAGTCAAGGGACGTCCCATTCAATCTCTTATAAGGGGTGACGAAGTCAATGTTGACATAAACTTCAAGGGTGTATGGAATGTGGGTGATCACTCAGGCTTTTCTTGGGTACTCTCATCTTGTTCAGTGGGGTCCTGAGGAAGATCAATTGTCGTCAGACCACCCTTCTTGAAGCCTTCGAAAGTCTGGAGCATACCCTGAAGCCTGAAAACTTCCTGGGTCAGTTGTTCAATGTTCATGCGAAGCTTCTTAATATTTTCTTCAACGTCGACAACAGGCATTTACTCATTTAAAGTTTGTCCCCTTTAAATAAGTAATTCATGGCGGTCCTCACAAGGACTGGACTTATCCTAGAGAGTCCAACACCAGAAATTAAAAAGGAACTTACGGTAAGGCCACTCGTGAACAATGAATACGGATTTCCTCCGCCACCTTTCAAAGTTTACCGAACAGCTAAGAGTGGAATCTGCGTTCCAAGATTCTACGGAACTGATGTGCCTACACAAGATAAAAGACCAGCTCCCACCAAAACCGGAATCAAGTTTACCGGAAAGCTCAGAGACGCAACGCACCAGAACGAAGCACATGCGGCAGCAATTCGAGCAGGCCATGGCGTCCTTTCTTTACCATGTGGCTATGGGAAGACGACGGTATCCTTGGCCATAGCGTGTACACTCGGATACAGAACGATGATCATTGTCCATAAACAGTTTCTGGCTGATCAATGGCGTGAACGTATCAAACAGTTTTGTCCAGGAGCAACCATCGGTGTTGTTCAACAAAATAAAAAGGAAGTCGAATGCGACTTTGTCATCGCGATGCTCCAATCATTGTCTCTCAAAGAGTACTCCTTCAGTGACTTTGATAGTATCGGGACGGTCATCGTGGATGAAGCTCATCACATTTGTGCTAAGGTCTTTAGCCAAAGTCTTTTCAAGATGTGTCCTCGTCATATCTTTGGACTGTCCGCAACACCTGTCCGAAAGGATGGTTTAAGCAAGGTGCTCCATTGGTTCATGGGTCCAACATTTTTCGCAGTTGAACGCCAGAATCAAGAACAAGTTGAAGTTTTTTCCGTTCAATACGAGTGTCCAATGTTTAAGAACCCACCACCCTGTACACGAAATGGACAATTGTCACTTGTCAACATGATCACGGAACTTGTCGAACATAGAGATCGTAACAAGATGCTCGTCAGTCTAGTAAAAAAGGCTTCACAGGGGACCAGGCAACTCCTGGTACTAAGCGATCGACGACAACATTGTGAATTTCTCCATCAGTGTTTTCCGAAAAGTTCAGGTCTCTACATGGGGGGTATGAAAGAAGCTGATCTCGAAGCATCATCGAAGAAGAAGATCATCTTCGCAACTTTCAGTCAAGCCCACGAAGGTTTGGACATTCCAACTCTTGATACAGTCATATTGGCTACTCCCAAGTCTGACATTCAACAGTCTATAGGACGTGTCATGAGAGAGACACCCGGTAAGAATAACAATCCACACATCTATGACATCGTCGACCACTGGTCTATACTGTTTGCCATGTACAAGAAAAGATTGCGAGTCTATAAACAAGGTGGTTTCAAAATCGACGCAGTCGAGGACAAGGAAGAAGTGAACCCGTTTCAGGGTAAGTGTCAATTTTTATAATCTACACATCTAATAGATATGTCTGGTGCACTCATTCAACTTGTTTCCAAGGGTGCTCAAGATGTCTATTACATGAGTGGTGAAGGAACCTCCCTTTTCACGTCAAAGTATACGAGACATACAAACTTTGCTCAGGCTCCTAAACTCATTAAAGAGTTTTCACTGGCTGAAGATTCGTGTGTCATTCCCACGAATGGTGATCTACTCACAGGTCTATGGTTTGAAGGTACGAACCTCGTTGAAGGGTTCCAGGGTTCGACGATTGATCTGTACATCGGTGGTCAACGAGTCGATTCTCAACCCTTTGACTTTATGAGTGACGTTTATCAGAATTACCTTGCAGATACCTACACAAAGTCTCAGGAGATTAACAATAAGTGTTCCGTCAACAACACGAACTTTATCCCATTGACCTTCTTTTTCAACAACAAAAGTTCCTACATTCCCATGGTGGCTCTTCAATATCACCAGGTGGAAGTTCGAGTCAACTTTCAACAAAACATGGATATACCCTTTTCCGCCAAGCTGTATGGTAACTACGTATACTTGGATGCTCCAGAACGTAAACGATTCACATCCACCAAATTGGATTTCATCATCACACAGACACAGACAATCAAGGAGAAGCTGAAACCGGGTTACAATGACTATGATCTTTCTCAATT